CCCCCAAGCTGCAGGAACTGCCGATACACCACGACGCCACGATCACCGAGGGTCAGGTGCCGATCCTGCAGCAGTATTGCCGCAACGACACCGAGGTGACGAGGATGCTATACGAGTCGCTGTCGCAGGAGATCGAACTGCGCCGCGCCATGAGCGAAACATATGGTGTGGACCTGCGGTCGAAGTCCGACGCGCAGATCGCCGAGGCTGTTCTCAAGGCAGAGTTCCAGCGCCTGACAGGGGACAGGCCGTCCAAGGTGGAGCTCATGGGTGACAGGTTCCGCTACGAGCCGCCCGCCTACATCCGGTTTGCGACGCCGAAACTGCAGGAGGTGCTGCGCACGGTGTGCGAGGCCGACATGGTCATCAGCGAGGAGACCGGGCACGTCAAGATGCCCAAGGAGATTGCCAACCTGAAGATCGAGATCGGCCAGAGCCGCTACAAGATCGGCATCGGAGGTTTGCACAGCCAAGAGTCGGAGACAGCGCATTTCACCGACGACGAGAACATGCTGATCGACCGGGACGTGGCGAGTTACTACCCCGCCATGATGCTCAATATGAACATGCAGCCGGGGGGCTTCGGCAAGCACTTCAACACGGTGTATCGCAACATCCTTGAAGACCGCCTCAGCGCCAAGAAGGCCAAGGACATGGTGAAGTCGAACTCGCTGAAGATTGTTCTCAACGGCACGTTCGGCAAGACGTCGAACAAATACAGCACCCTGTATTCCCCGGAGTTCATGATCCGCACGACCATCACCGGCCAGCTGACCATCCTCATGCTGATCGAAGCGTTGGAGCGGTATGGCATTCCGGTGGTATCGGCCAACACCGACGGCATCGTGATAAAGTGCCCGCGCAAGCACAAGGCTGCGATGGATGCGATCATCGCCAAGTGGGAGAAGCACACCGGCCTCGAGACGGAAGAGACGCAGTATGCCGCGCTCTACTCGCGCGACGTGAACAACTACATCGCCGTGAAGCCCGACGGGACCGCCAAGGCCAAGGGCGTGTATGGGCCGGTGACGCTGCGCAAGAACCCGCAGAACCCGATCTGCGCCGAGGCCGTGATTGCGTATCTGACCAAAAAGGCGCCAGTGTCCACCACCGTGCGGAACTGCCGGGACATCACCAAGTTCCTCACCCTGCGCACCGTGAATGGCGGGGCCGAGAAAGACGGGGAGCCGTTGGGCAAAGCCATAAGGTGGTATTACGCCAAGGGGGTGAAGGGCGCGATCCACTACGCCACCAACGGCAACACCGTGCCGCGCAGCGAGGGGGCCAAGGTCCTAATGGACCTGCCTGACCGCATGCCGGGGGATGTCGACTACGAGTGGTATATCAAAGAGTGCGAAGAGATTCTCATGGCTATCGGTGAGCGCCCAAGACCGCACGTGGAAAAGATACCACGTAAGAACAGTAAGGCTTGGAAAGCGTTGTATAATGCTGGTAAGATAGTCGAGAACAGCAAAGGTAAGTGGGAGTGGGCATGAGCCAACCAGCAAAAATCGCACCGTGGTCATACAGCCGGATCAAGGCGTTCGACACCTGTCCGAAGCAATTCTATCACACGCATATCCTCAAGGAGTTTCCCTACAAGGAGACCGAGGCGATGCGCTACGGCACGGAGTTTCACAAGGCTGCCGAGGAGTTCATTCGGGACGGGACGCCGGTTCCCGACCGCTTCGCCTTCGCCAAGCCTTCGCTGCAGGCGCTGGCGGACAAGCCCGGGGACAAGCACTGTGAGTTGAAGTTCGGCCTGACCGCTGATCTGCAGCCGTGCGGATTCTTCGACAAGAAGGTGTGGTTCCGTGGCGTGGTCGACCTCGCAATCGTCGACTACGAGGATGCGTGGATCGTGGACTACAAAACCGGAAAGTCGGCCCGCTATGCCGACAAGGGGCAGCTGGAGCTCATGGCACTGGCCATGTTTAAGCATTTCCCGCAGGTGAAACGCATCCGTGCGGGACTTCTGTTCGTGATCGCCAAGGAGTTCGTCAAGGACAAGTATGACGCCGAAGGCGAAAGCGACATGTGGGGTAAGTGGTTGTCAGAATACAGCAAGATGGAGAAGGCCGCGGAGACCGACGTGTGGAACCCAAGGCCATCAGGTTTGTGCAAGGCGCACTGCCCGGTGACGGAGTGTGCACATAACGGAGGAAGCAGATGACATCTGAGATCGACGACGAAGCAACTAACACCATGATTATGCTCGACATGGAGGTGCGGAAGAAAATCCGCAGAGAGCTCATGGATATGATTGTGAACCCGCAGAACGACGACGAAAAATATTTCGTGCGGGAAATTATCAACTCGGCTCGTCGGGAAGAACATCTGGCGCATATGCGGCAGACCTACGAGGCCATGCAGAGTCAACAGCGGACAATGCAAACCTATAACGACGCTCGTGGCATCCGCGGCAATCAGCTTTCCCAAGTGTGGGTGGACGAGGCGTCATCTCTGGGCTCCCAAAATACCGGAATTTTTGGTAAGTTGTTCGGGAAATAACACAGGTGACAGCCATGGCCCGGGACTACAAACGCGACTATCAACTGCAGAAGCAGCGCGGCGAACACGAGCGCCGCATGGAGCGCCAACGAGCGCGCCGGGCCATGGACGCCAAGGGTGTGGATCGCGCCGGCAAGGACGTAAGCCACAAGAAGGCGCTTGCCCGAGGTGGAAAGAACTCGGATGGCTACCGCCTCGAAGACCCGTCGAAGAACCGGGCGCGGGGCGGTGCCATGAGCAAGCCCTACACAAAGACCGGCAAGCGCAAGAAAAACACGTAGTTATGCGCAGCGCATAACACCAAGGAGAGAACATGAAAATCATCGGAGACAAGGCGCTACTGCTCCGGCTGCGCCACCCGGGGCAGGTTCTAAACTCGATCCGTGACAGCAAGGATATGGGCAACGGAGAAGTTGCTGTGAAGTGGGACGTGCCGCAGGTGCATGCGCTGCGCAGTATGAATATCCCGGCGCCCTCGCCGATCCGGAAGAAATACAGCTGGCCGGGGCGATACAAGCCTTTCGACCACCAGAGGGACACCGCGGAGTTTCTGACCAACCATCGCAAGGCGTTCTGCTTCAACGAGCAGGGGACAGGGAAGACCGGCAGCGCGATATGGGCAGCGGACTTCCTCATGGAGCGCGGCCTGATCCGCAGGGTGCTCGTGATCTGCCCTATGTCGATCATGGACTCGGCGTGGCGCAATGACCTGTTTTCGTTCGCCATGCACCGTAAGGTGGACATCGCATATGGTGCTGCGAAGAAGCGCAAGGCTGTGATCGAGAGCGACGCCGAGTTCGTCATCATCAACTATGACGGGGTGCAGATCGTCGAGAAAGAGATCGCTGAGGGCGGCTTCGACTTGATTATCGTGGACGAGGCAACGCACTACAAGAACGCTCAGACGAAGCGGTGGAAGTCTCTCAACCGGCTGGTAGGCCCGGACACATGGCTGTGGATGATGACAGGCACGCCGGCCGCCCAAGGCCCGGAGGATGCCTTCGGTCTCGCCAAGCTGGTGAACCCGAACGGGGTGCCGAGATATTTCGGCCAGTGGAGGGACATGGTGATGTTCAAGGTCACGCAGTTCACTTGGAAGGCCAAGCCGAATGCAGTGGACACCGTGCATCAGGCGCTGCAGCCCGCGATCAGATACACCAAGGACGAATGTCTGGACCTGCCCGACATGGTCTACGTGCGGCGCCACGTCGAGATGACCGCGCAGCAGAAGAAGTATTACGAGTTGCTGCGCAAACGGATGGTCATGGAAGCGGCAGGTGAGGAAATCACAGCGGTGAACGCTGCCGTGAAGGCCAGCAAGCTGCTGCAGATCGCAGCGGGGGCCGTGTATACCGACGAGGGCGAGACGGTCGAGTTCGATATCAAGAACCGCTACAACGTCCTCAAGGAAGTGATCGACGAGACGCGCAACAAGGTGCTGATCTTCGTGCCGTTTCAGCACACGATACAGATGCTCATGGACCAGCTGGTGAAAGACAAGGTCACAGCCGAGATCATCAGCGGCAAGGTGAGCGCCGGAGCGCGCTCCGATATATTCCGCAGGTTTCAGACGGAGCCAGACCCAAGGGTGCTGGTGATCCAACCGCAAGCGGCGGCGCATGGCGTCACGCTCACGGCAGCGGACACAATTGTGTGGTGGGCACCGACCGCCTCGCTCGAGACATACGCGCAGGCCAACGCGCGTATCCACAGGTCGGGTCAGGTGAATAAATGCACGATCGTTCAGCTTGAGGGCTCAGCGATTGAGCGGCGCGTTTTCACGCTACTGGACAACAAGATCGACGTGCACTCTAAAATCGTGGATTTATACCGCGATATACTTGACTAGAGTTTTGTATAGTCGTATATAAAAGCAGCAAAAGGAGAGAAGACATGGCGGATCAACCATCCATCGACAAACTGACGCGCATCTACCTGAAGATCAGGGACAAGCGCAGTGAGCTGTCAGCAGAGTTCAAAGAAGCCGACAAAAAACTGGAAGAACAGCTGAACCAAGTGAAAGCTGCCTTGCTGGATCACTGCAAGGAGCATAACGTGGACAGCGTTCGTACGTCGGAGGGCTTGTTCTATCGCACCGTCAAGACGCGTTACTGGACAAGCGACTGGGAGTCGATGCACAAATTTGTGCTCAAGCACGAAATCCCCGAGTTCTTCGAGAAGCGTCTCAACCAAGGGGTTGTGAAGGAGTTTCTTGAGGAAAATCCTGAAGCCGTACCTCCGGGCCTGAATGTGGACTCGGAGTACGTCATAACCGTGAGGAAGAAATGAGCACTTACATGACAACCGCTGAGCTGGCAGAGCATCTGACAGTGTCGATCAGCAAGTTGAAGGAGATGATCGCATCCGGTGCAATCCCTTCTGACACCTATTTCCGGCACGGAAGAACGTACCGGTTCCATGTTGAGCGGGTCGAAGAAAGCCTGCTCGATGCCAAGAAGCCGAGTCAGCTGGAGCTGGACTTGGACGATGACGTAACACCACGCAGCTAAGGAGAGAGACATGAGCGAAGTGGATATTTTCAAGGGCAACTCGCTGATCGGCAGTGACCTGATGGCCGAACTGCTGGAGACCAACAAGCGGCTTATGGGGTCTGGCGGCGGCATGCCGCGTATCAGCATCCGCGGCGGCCGGTTCCGCCTGATTGAGGGCGGAGAGCAAGTGTCGGTCAGCAAGTCCGACACCATGAATATCATGGTGATCGAGGCGGGCAATATCAGCCGCACCTACTACGAGGGCACATACGACTCGGAAAACCCGACGCCGCCTAAGTGTTGGTCGCTCGACACGCAGAAGCCCGCGCCCGAGGTTCTCGCCAAGAACCGCATGGCGTCGCGCTGTGCCGACTGCCCGATGAACGTGAAGGGGTCCGGTCAGGGCAACTCTCGCGCTTGCCGTTTCTCGCAGCGTCTGGCTGTCATGCTGGAAGGTGACACAGACAAGGTCTACCAGATGTCGCTACCGGCTACGTCGCTGTTCGGCGAAGCTCAGGGCAAGAACATGCCTCTGCAGGCCTATGTGAAGTTCCTGCACGCTCGCAGCGCGCCGATCCAAGCGGTGATGACGCAGATGCAGTTCGACGAGGACAGCGAGACGCCCAAGCTCTTCTTCAGACCGGCCCGGGCTCTGGAAGAGGAAGAGGTGCAGGCACTGATCGCCAAGCGCGGTAGCGACGAGGTGGAGCAGGCGATCACCCTGACTGTCTCTCAGGCTGACGGTGTGCAGAAAGAGCGTGACGGCGAAGTGGGGGATGACGAGGTCGACATCGACGACCCGAAACCTGCCAAGAAGCCTGCTGCCAAGAAGACCAAGCCGAAGGTCGAAGAGCCCGAGGAAGAAGAGGAACAGGCAGTCGAGGAGCCGAAGAAGCGCGCCAAGAAGGCCGCGCCCGTTGAGGTCGAAGAGGAAGATGAAGGCGACGACAAGCTGGCCAGTGTGCTCAGCGAGTGGGACGACTGATCTTTATCTAGGCAGACCGCGACACTCAGTGTCGCGGTCAACTCACGGCAGGCAATGGCATGGACACACGCGACTTCTTGGCGCGCGTTCTTGGGGACTCCGGATATTATTGCATCTTTGGCTTGAAGACCGGCGGAAACAGACGTGTGCAGAAATTCTATCCGTCCATCGGCGATGCGCTGGAAGCGGCAGCCGCCATGGATCGGAACGGCCTAAACGCGTATTTCGCGCTGGGCACATTCAAAACAGGGGAGAACCGCACGCGGAGCAATGTCGAGCTTATGCGGTCGTTTTTCCTTGATCTGGACTGCGGTCCGGGGAAGCCGTTCGCGGATCAGCGGGAGGCGATAGGGGCGCTGCGCGACTTCTGCAAGACCATGCAGATGCCCAAACCCATTCTGGTAAACAGCGGGGGCGGCATACACGTCTACTGGCCGCTGGTGGAGCCTGTGAGCTTCGCTGAGTGGCTCCCTGTTGCTGAGGCGCTAAAGGAGGCCTGCATCGCCAACGGTTTCGGCGCTGACTCCAATGTGACCTCAGACGCTGCCCGTATCCTGCGGGTGCCGGGAACGCACAACTACAAGTTCGACCCGCCAGCCGAGGTCGAATTGCTGGCCGGGGGAGAAGTGAAATCGGTCGAGCTGGCCGAGATGCAGGAGTTCGTGCAGGGTTATGCGCAGAGCATAACATCCTCGCTTGGCTCCAACAGTCTCATGGGAACGTCCACTTCAACGATGGACCGTCTCATGGGCAACAAGGAGTTTGTGTTCAAGGACATCGTGAAGAAGACGATGGCGGGGCGCGGGTGCGAGCAGATCAAGCACATCATCGTCAATCAGGAGAGCGTCGACGAGCCGATGTGGCGCGCAGGGCTGTCGATCGCCAAG